AAGAACCACCCATGCACACTATGGGCAGGAGATGATGCAGGAAATTATGATTGGCTATGGCAACATGGCATGGAGTTATGTTTTGAATATACCAGAAGGTATAACAAGATACATAAATGTCAGCAAGTTATCATGGATTTAATAATAGATAATTGTGAATTTGAATTTGATAATATGGGTAGACATGGAACACCACACCCACAATGTATGCCAGATGAATACAAGTGTGCGTTTGATGATGCTGTACAAGCATACAGAAAGTATTATGTGAATGATAAGAAAGACATAGCCAAGTGGGAGAAGTCAGGACTCATGCCTGATTGGTATGCTAATAAGAAATATAGGATAGGGTATGACTATCCCAACATGAGAGAAGAGTGGGTAGGTTTAGAAATGGAGAATGCATAATGACACTACGAATAGCTACAGATAAAGATAAGTTATGGGAAAGAGAAGACTTAGTTCATACACATATAGGAGTTAAAACTTGGGCAATGTTTTTATTAGAAGAAACTTTTAGTATGATAGGAGTACGTAATACCTCTGTAGGTAAACCTGATTACATAGATTATTGCCATGATTTATCTGTTGATTTATATTTTAATAAAAAAGAAGTACCTTATTTTATAAGAAAACTTGAAAGATTAGAAGACATAGGTTTGACATTAGGTATGCAATCAAGTATTAATAAAATTAAGAAGCAATTATATAGTCAATCATGGGCAAGAGAAGTTTATTATGAACCTTTAATGATACCTTATGTTATAGAAGACAAGATAGATTGGTCAGAATTAGATGCGTGTGTTGAGTAAAATAATTAATATATTGTTTGACATAGTTAAATACATTGTGTTACTATGGCTTATGTACTTAATAGTAATGATGTTTTTAGGTACGTTTGGATTAGTAGGAACATGAATAATAATTATATAATAGCATTTATATCTGAAGACAAAGAGATTATATTAGAACCATTAGCAAAGTTTAATGGTGATGTAATGTATTTTAAATCTAAGGTAGATGCACAAGATTATATAGAAAAACTATATATAAAAAGTGGCGTAGACATAGAGCCTATGTCAGATGATGATGGACTATCAATAGTGAGAGTGCAATAGAAAGGAAATACAATGAACAAATCACAGATAAGAAAAGAGTTATACGATCTACCTAAGAATGCTACGTTCCAAGTAGATAAAGTATTGGAATGGATTAAACACAATCAAGAAGTATCTAGGTCTATGAATAGAGAGGTACGTATGAATGTATCAGGTGCTATAGCTAAAAGATCTATGCGTGATGGATACATAAAAGACATGCGTCATTACCTACGTACTGGAGATTGGATTAGTTTATTCTATGGTAAGGATATGCAGAACTTAACTAAATATAAAACAGTAGCACATGGAGTAGGCATATGGGAATGACAGAGAAAGAATTACTACGTAAGAATGTAAAAGAATTACAACTACAATTACGTGATGCACATATAAGAATAAAAGAATTGAATGAGAAGTGTGATGAGTTACGTAAGAGGTTAGGTTTGGAGAAAGAGTTTACAACAGAAGATGGGTGGGCTATGCCTGTAGAAAACCCAGATGCAACACATATAAAAGAAAGGAAATAATATGACAGCATTACAAAATAGTATAATACTAGATGAAGAATATGAATACGAAGTATCTGTAATAGATTTATGGAAAACTTCTGGAGAAGAAGATCCATACTCTGCTATATATCTAGCTATGAATACATTAAGATACCCTAATCCTAATGTTCCAGATGAAGAGATAGAAGAACATCTATCAGAACTATGGGAAGAAAGATGGCATGAGTATTATGTATAATGAACTAAGAACATATACTAACATACCTGAGTTTATTCAGGCACATGAAGGACTATGGCATATGTTAGGTTCTAAATATAAAAAACTTGACAAAGAAACTGTCTTGATAGATAATACTAAATGGAAATTAATTAAGGGAAACATGACATGTCTGAAAAAATAAAAGATAGAGATACACTCGTATCAGTAGATGATGCAGGTGATGTAGCTAAAAAAGAATATGAAAGTTATATTAAACAACAACAGAAAGAGGTCGTAGATGATTTAGACAATCAATACTATAGTGAAGGAGAACAATATGACTGAGAATAGATTTACTAACTGGTTACAAAAAGAATTAAAACAACATCAAAAAGAAAAGGAAACTATGATGGCTAAAGCAGTAAAGAAAAATGGTGCTATGATTTTAGATGAAGCACAAAAGAAACACTTGCTAGATTTATTTAATGCAGGTAATGACTTTAATCAAAGTTACAGAGAGACAGGTATCAAGTATATAACTGCATGGGAAATAGAAAAACTTTTAGATTTAATAGATGATATGAAAGATATGTATGGTATATCACCTAAAAGATCTACTGATCCAGATATGCATGGCGATCATTATCCTCACCATTGGAGTGACCATGTATGGTCTGATGATCCAAGAGCATGGAAGAGAGAGGACTAGAATGCCTAAGAACTTATGGGATAAAGAGTACGAAAGAGTTCTTGAAGAAATCTATCGTGATTATCTTGACGAAGGATATGATAAAGTTGAAGCTAGAACTTTAGCTAGAACAGATGCTAAAGAAATAATGAAAGATCAGCTTGACTTTGTTGAAGAACTGTATGATAATACGTTAAACAATTTGGATTAATGATATGGATAAACAATGGTTAGATAGAGGAGCATGTCCTAAGTGTGGCTCTAGTGATGGTAATGTAAACCATTCTGAAGGATATAGCTTTTGTTTTTCTTGTAACACTAGGTTTGGAGATAATATGGAAGTAGAAAAAGTAATACCAATGAGAACAGAAAGTGTTATGAAAACTGTGGGTACATTAGGTGCGTTGAGTGAACGTAGTATATCTAAAGAAACTGCACAGAAATATAATACTGATGTAAAAGTAAATGGCAATATGAATACACACCACATCTATAAATACTTTGATGAAGGTGGAAATAATATTGCAAACAAAGTACGAGACGTACAAACAAAGAACATGTGGACTGAAGGTAACATGACTAATGCAGGATTGTTTGGTCAGAATATCTTTGCACCAAAGGGAAAGTATATTACTATTACTGAAGGTGAGGTAGATGCCATGTCTGCTTATGAATTACTTGGTAGTAAGTGGGCATGTGTATCTATTAAAACTGGTGCAGGTTCTGCATTACGTGACTGTAAGAAAGCATTTGAATATCTTGATAGCTTTGATCAGATAGTTATATCATTTGATATGGACAAGCAAGGCAGAGAAGCTGCTGAAAAAGTAGCACAACTCTTTGCTCCTAACAAATGCAAGGTCATGCATATGGAACATAAAGATGCTAACGAATATCTCAAGATGAATAAACGTGAGCAGTTCTCAAGAGCGTGGTGGAATGCACAACCATATACTCCTGCAGGAATAATAAATCTAAAAGATTTAAAGACTTCTTTGTTTGAAGAAGAGTATTGTGAGACATGTCTATACCCTTGGCAAAAACTAAATGATAAGACATATGGTATGCGTACTGGTGAGTTAATTACATTCACATCAGGTGCAGGTATGGGTAAGAGTTCTATCATGCGTGAGTTGATGCACCATATGTTAAAGAATACAAATGATAATGTAGGTATACTTGCATTGGAAGAGAGTACAAAGAACACAGCATTTAATATCATGTCTGTTGAAGCTAATGCTAGACTATATATCAATGAGATACGTAAGAAGTATAGCCAAGAAGAATTAGATACATGGTTTGATAATACTATGGGTAGTGGTAGGTTCTTTGCCTTTGATCACTTTGGTTCTATATCTAATGATGAAATACTTTCAAGAGTACGCTTCATGGCACAAGCATTGGATTGTAAATGGATATTCCTTGATCACTTATCTATACTTGTATCAGGTCAGGAAGATGGAGATGAGAGAAAGTCTATTGATGTATTGATGACTAAGTTACGTTCACTAGTAGAACAAACTGGTGTTGGTTTACTATTAGTATCACATCTACGTAGACCTGCAGGTGATTCAGGACATGAGAATGGTAGAGAAGTTACTCTATCACATCTACGTGGCTCTGCATCTATTGCACATCTATCTGATGGAGTGATTGCTTTAGAAAGAAATCAACAAGCAGAAGATGATGTAGCATCTAACACTACAACCATACGTATTCTAAAGAATAGATATACTGGTGATACTGGTATAGCTACGCATCTTTATTATGATAAAGAGACTGGTCGTATGAAAGAGATTGACAATCCATACGAAGTAGAAGATAATAGTAACGAAGAGGAGATACCATTCTAATGTGGAAACATTATTGTAAAGCAGAGAAGACTGATATGGAAGTAGGTGATGGTGAAGAGTGTAACTGGTGTGGACTAGATGCTGAAGCTATGACCATAGATGGTTTTGATGATGCTATTATAGGTATAGGAGAACAATATGGAAAAAAAACTTTACATGTTTATTCATATAGTGTAATATGTAAGATACTAAGAGAACGAGATGGTATGACATGGGAAGAAGCAGATGATGTT